ACTTGTAGGATCTACGTTACCGATTGTTAGATCGACTTCTCTTACTAGGACACCAGGAGAGGCTAAATTTACCGCCATCTTGTATTCTCCGATCTCAGGAATATTTTTCTGAAATTATTTATTAAAAAACCCTTTTTCAACGGGGAAACAGTGCATGAACTACCAATCAGGATACTCCCATCTATTACTAATCTTATTTTTAGATTTTTTTACTCTGGATATAGTACAAGTTTTGCACTCATAAGAATATGATGATTGAATACTTTTATTTTTTCTAATAAGATAAAAACCATCTATTAAATCTTTAGTTTTACCGCATACACGACATTTACGTTCTGTTAGAACGAAATGACTAACCTCCATCTGCTCATCAAAATCCATTACAGAACTTGGATTACACCATTACAATCTGGAATATCTTGGAATATTTTATTTTGTATCCCTTGTTTTAGAGTCATAGCACTCATCGCACAACTCGTACAAGCACCACCTAATCTTACTTTTACAAACTTAGTTTCTTCTTCTATTTCAACAAACTCAACAAATCCACCATCTGCTTCAATATAAGGAGCAATCTCAGACAATGATTTAATTACGTTGCTTGCAGTTAATTCCATTACATGTAATCCCACATAAAAGATCTATCACCATATTCATCTACTTTCCATAAATCACCATCTTTATCAACGAAACTGTCATCATCTAAACCATCAGAAACAAAACCAAAAGGTGCCATATCCTGTTCGATTTGATTTTTTTGTTCTTCATATATCCTTTTTCTTACGTCATTATCAGTCATTTCTTTGAAATAATCCTGTGCGACTAACCAAGCAAATATAACAAGACACATTGCTAAGTCGTCATTACATCCCTCTTCTGCCTCGAATGAATTATGTTTTTGAGAGAAAGTTGTCAGTTCAGATATTATATCATAGTCAATAATTAGAATCTTATCATCCTCCAGCAAAGTTTTGAGATTGGAACATCCTAATTTTTTGACAGCAGCAGTTGTTCTCACACCTAATTGTGATCTTTTACCACTAAAACCAGCACCAACGACTTGACCTGCACGACCTCTTTGAGAGCACATTAATAGATTATCATACTCTAAGTCATAATTCAAGATGGATGCAACCTGATCTCCAATGTCATTTACTTCACATAATATAAATGCTTTATTATATGCTTTACCAATGTCATCAATGATACTTGGAAACAACATTGGTTTAATTTCATTATTTCTGTATTTTGCAACTGCTTTATATGGAAAATTTGTAACATCAAAAACGATAAACGCAGAGTAATCATTACCTAAACCACGAGCAACGTCTACTGTAATTAAGTAATTGTGATTTTTTAATGGCACTTCATATACATCTAATCCAGCATTTTTTTGTATGGGATTTTCATACACTAAGTTTTTAAGTTTAGATGGGTTTATTAGCGTATTAACTGAACCTAAAAACTCACACTCAAATTCAACTTTAAATTGTTGTTCTGATGTGTTTGCAATTGTTTGCTCTTTCCATGCTTCATCACGACCTGGTACTTCTGACCAGTGGACTTCTGTTGGTACATATTCATTTTTCTTTCTCTCTGCATCATGCCACATTCGGTAGAAATGATTCATACCTCTTGGTGTAGATACAATTATTACTTTTGTTTTTTGTCCTGATGAAATCGTTGGATAAACAGAAGCAAAGAAATCGTCAGCAATATGATTAGGGATAAAGGCAAACTCATCCAAGAATATAACATTATATGAACCACCACGGACAGCGGAAGAAGAAGTAGAGTTAGCAGATATTTTTGATCCATTTTCAATTTCTAAAGAACCTTTATTCCAAGATATGATACCTTGTTGCATCCATCTTGGCAAGTTTTCATATGCAAGTTGTAATCTACCTAATAAATCACGGGCTGTAGAAGCTTTGTTTGCAAGTATAGCAATATTAACATTATCATTAAAAATCGCATAATGTAAGAGATATGATACAACCGTTGTTGACTTACCCGTCTGCCGAGGCATCTTACATATGTTGAAACGGTTCTCATGGAAATTTTTGATTAATTTTTTCTGAAAAGGATATTGCCTGAACGGTACTAATCCCTCATCAAGAGATACTATCTTTATATAATTATTTGCGAAATATACAGGATCGTCTTTACACTTTAAAAATTCAACAATATTCTCCTGTGTAAATTCAATAGGAGTATTTGCCTTTTTTAAATTAGGATTACCAAGATAAACTTCACTCATTTAACTAATTATGAAATAGTAAATGCCACCTTCACTACTTTGACACTTCCACCATTTGATGCTGCGGTTAACGTATCTGTAAAATCTTTTTCAATTACAATTGATTGTAAAGTACCTAAAGTAAAACTACCAATTGTAGTTCCACCTGAATCTTTTCTTGTTATGACTAACGCTGCGGAATGACCATTGTAAAGTCTTACCACACTAGCTGAGTCAACATTTGAAGCAGATGATAAATCACCCTCTGCTGCTAAGACTTTAATTAACATAATTCTAAACTTTTATTGATTATTTATGCTGTTTTTATATTCTTATTAGATTTTTTCTTTGCTGTTGGTAAAAAAGAACTTGGAAAAGGATATAAACTTCTAAATTTTTGATTTTCTTTTTTAATAACATCAGGAGTTCTAATAAATCTAGTGTCAGATTTAATAACATCAATTTGTTTAGGAGTTACTGGTTTTGGTAATTCCTCCATTAATTGTTTAAATGTTTTCATTTCTTATCACGTTTGAATGGTTTTATCTTGCTCTTTGCTTTTATTTTCTTTGATACATCTGGAACTGCACCTTTAGGTATATTAGTTGTTGTTGGTGCACCTAATACATTTTTATTGAATACTGAATCAATTTTTGCATCTGTAGGATTACCTTTAAAACCAGGTGCTTTATATATTGCACTGTGTTGATCTCCTACATTTTTAATTATAGTTCTTCCATCTTCTCCTGCTTTACCTGCTGCTTTTAATTCTTTATCAATAAATCTATTTGCTGCTTTACTCTGACCTCTCATTGTAAAAGCACCAGTAGCTGCTGTTACATCATCACCTTGCCTTACTCTTGTCGGGTCATAATTAATATATTTACCTCCTCTTGTCTTCATAACATTAGCACCTTTTTGACCAGGCACAGTGCTTTGATATTGCTTGACAAGATTCTCTGCCTCTCTACGAGGTGAAATAAAAGGATTATCAGGATCACTTCTTAATTTTTGAGTTGAGCGAATTACAGTTTTTTTAATATTTTTTAAAGCATCTTTTGGAAAAGCTTTTCTGATTCCCTTAATACCTTGCTTGACTAAAAATTTCTCAAACTTATTCAGTTCAGTAATAAATTCTTTGTAAGTTTTCATCAGCAGTTCCACCTTCTAAGTGCCTTATTGATTCTTGAATCAGGGTCTCTTCTTGTCTTAGCAGAAGTAAGTTTCTTCTTCATACCTTTCATTCTTCTACAGAAAGATAATCTTCTCTTTGCAGATTTAGAACCTTTCTTTAATTTTTTAGGATCTTTTGTGACTGCAGTTTGTAATTTAGAACCAGGATTTTCACGACGATATGCTTTGACTGCTGCTTTACTTAAACCATCAGTCTTATCTTTGCGATTTACTTTCTGCCAATCTTCATCTATTTCTGTTCTCCAATCATAATGATCTTTAAGTGGATTTTTACCTTTTGGATTATTTGCTGGTGGCAAATCATCTGTAAAAGTTCCTGTTGGTCTTTTATCTATAAATTTTTTCTTGATTGATTTTTGTGACTTATCTAGATATTTGTCAAAATCTATAGGTTTACTTAAATCAACTTTAACTGCTTTTGTTCCTTTGTTTGGTTTTTTACTCAAATCAACCATTTTCTTCGCTTGATTAATAACAGATTTTGTTTGTATGTTTTGACTAGTTACTTTATCAGGTGGAATATACTTTTTAGTAATACCTGCACCTTGAGTTACTCTCTGTGCACCAGTCTTGGTAAATGGATTTACCTTTCCTATGTTTTTTAATATTGTTTTACCAAATTTGGCAAGCATTCTTGTTTTAAATCCTTCATAAAGATCATCATTTTCCTTTAATGGTTTTGCTTTAATTATATCAATAGTTTCGATTTCTGTAAACTTAATATCATCAGAATTCCAATCTTGAATTACTAATTCACTTTCAATCGCAGTATTTTCCTTCATTGCCTTTTCTAAGTCATCTGCCTGTTTTGCGTGTGTTTTAGAACCCTTTCTAAGTTTTTTAACTAATTTTTTAACAAATGGTTTATCTTTTTTATCTAACTCCTCTACAACTTTAGTCACCATTATAGTTGGTCCAACTTCTTCTTTCTCTTTTTTCTTTTTCTTGCCAGTTAATGCTTTCTTAGCAACCATTCCTGCACCTAACATAGCTGCTTTTACTAATAAAGGAACAGCTTCTTTGATTTCACCTTTATTAGAAAGTTTTCTAGCACCAGGATGAAGTTCCCCTTTCTCCATAGGATTAGGTCCTTTTAAAGGACCTTTTATAATCTTCTCCTTAGTAGGATTAGGTCCTTTTAAAGGACCTTTTATAATCTTAGATTTATCTATCTTAGAAAAGTCAATCGCATTATCTTCCTTCATTGCCTCTTTACGAATTTTTGCAAAGTAAATTTTAGTTCCCTCTTCTTTACCATATTGAGCGATCATATTCTTTTTCATGTCAGAATCATCATATTTTTTCTTTAACATCGTATCTTTTCTCTTCTGAGCAGATGTCATTGTTGCTTCACCCATATATGCAGTTCCATCTCCACCTGTCATCATTTTTCTTACTCTAGCAGGTACAGTCTTCTCACTATCCTGATATACAACAGCAGGACCGTAATTAGTATTTTTTAATTTTGTCTTTTCCTGTATATCAGAAGAAGTATCTTTTACTTCTTCTTCTTGGACTTTTTTACGCAGTTTGGATACCTCTTACCAAACATTGTTTTCATTCCTTTCTTTTCATATCCTTTCCAACACTTTTCATCTAAGGTTTCTCTCCAATCATAATGTTCTTTCTTAGTTTTATCCGTGTTATAATTAAGTTTAAATTCTCCTGGACCTGTATTAGTTCTTCTTCTATTTACTTCTTTAACATATTCGTCCTGTTTTTCTTGACTAACAGATTTACCTTCCTTCGCCTTGGTCTGCATTTCAATTTTTGTCTTCATAAATTCCTTATCTTTCATCTGTTCATTTACTTCATATTCAACCTCTTCCTTACGACTGTTTCCCCAGTTTGCAGCACCAACTTTACGACACTTTACTAATGCACCTGAAGCATATGCACTTGGCCAAACTGAATATCTTGACTTGACCTTATGATAACAAGCGTCTTTAGTTCCACTGCCTTTACCTTTTCTATCTTTGACTTCATTAAGATCTATTTCTGTTTCTTCTGTATCTTCTAAAATTATGTCTCCTACTTCTATTCCATTCTCTGCAAACCAACCACGATTAACTTCGATTGCATATCTTATATCATCATCAGGATATACAGGAATTGGATTCATTGGATCTAATTCTTTAATACTTTCAATTATACCTTCTTCGTTTATAAACGCAATGTCAAGAGGTATGAAAGTATTTTTCATATGGAATGAATGATAGTCAGTATTCTCAAATATGAATAACATACCACGATCTTGCTCCAAACTCTCACGGAACATCAGACCTAATTTAAATTCTCCATCGTTTTGTGGAACTTCAAGTTGAAGTGGTAATGAGATAAATTCTTCCTTCATTTTCTTTTTCTTTTTAGGTTTGTCAGTTTTGACATATGTTGGTTTTGCAGCACCACGCTTTTCCTGTTGATTAGGATCTGCTGCTCTTTTTCTACGATGTGCAGATTCTCTTTCCTTCTTACTCATACTATCATATTTAGAACGAGATACGCATTTTGGCACTCCCTCACCTGGTTCATCACTCGCACAGGTTCCACCTGTTTTAACATTTACCCATCCACCTTTTCCGTCTTTTGATTTAGAACCTTTAAACCAAGAACGAAGTGTTCCCTCTTTGACACTTTCTTTATCAGTCATATAATCTGCTGCAGTATCAAGATAATCTGCTGCTTTTGTGATTTTAGACTGAACCCAAGCCATTTCATTACCTTCACCTTTACCAACTTTCTTTTTGATTTTTTTCGCAGCGACCATTATATTATCAGTCTGACGACGAATCATTTCATATTCGTGATCACCATGCTTTGATTCATTCAT